CATCGAGGATGCGCAGGAACTCATTGCGTATTGCGCCCGTGTCAGCAATCCCTCAAACCAGCTTAACACTGAAACATCAGACAAGCTCATACGATACTTGGTCCGACACCAACACTGGAGTCCCTTGGAAATGGTATCAGCCTGCTGTGAAATCACTACCACCAGAGATATTGCCCGACAGATCCTCAGACACAGATCATTTTCATTTCAGGAATTCAGTCAACGCTATGCTGACCCAACTAAAGATTTGGCGTTCGTTACAAGAGAAGCCAGACTTCAAGACCCAAAGAACAGACAGAACAGTGTCGAAGTGGAAGATCAACTGCTACAAAATGAATGGTACCGAGCTCAGCAACGAGTCATCTATGCCGCACAACGGGAATACGAATGGGCAATTGCTAATGGCATAGCCAAGGAACAGGCTCGAGCTGTTCTTCCAGAAGGCCTAATTGAAAGCAGACTCTATATGAACGGCACCCTGCGTTCGTGGATTCACTTCATTGAACTGCGTTCAGGTAACGGCACACAAAAAGAGCATCAACTTGTTGCAAAAGCCTGTGCTGAAGTTATTGCCACAGTGTTTCCCATGGCAGAAAGTTTATTAGGCAAGGAGCTGCAATGAAAACAGACCTACTCAAAGCCGCATTACTTAAAAAGAAACAGAATCAAAAACAAAACAACAACAAAAACATCACAGATGCTAATCACGGCATACATGGTAGCCAGGTCAATGTAAACAAACCCGTCAAGAAGTCTGCAGGTCGTGGAAGATAATCTCAAAAAATTTTGTGAAAACTACGATGTTCGAGTGGTCAATGACACTGGACGACATGCTAGATATCATCCCCCTAGATTCTTTACAGATCCCGAACGTGCTGATGTCATACGAAACGATGTCGTAGAATATCAAACTGAGAAACTCTATACTCTGCAGATTCCAGAGAGCAGATTAAGGACTTTGGTGGATATGGAAAAACGCTTCTTTAATAATAATCCTCACAGTCAGGGCTATACCGATATGTTCGAATTGCTGATGAGCAAAGAACGTGAGGAATCACACTTTCGTATGACACACGAGTCTGTGAAAAAAGCCTACGAGCAGTACAGTATGATGTTGTATTTGGCAGGGTATCACCGAAAAATCTAAGTCATTTTCTAATCGTTATTGACAGGTTCTTGAAAAGATCGTATAATTAAAGTGTTCGACTATTAAGTCTGAGAAGGAATTACATGAGAAATTATTGGACCTGTTCCCCGTTTGCTGATTGGATCCGTGGGACCACTAAACTAAAGTGTGGCACAGGAAAAGAATGGCGAGAATGGGAAAAGGCCGCTAAAGACCAATATCCAATCCGTTGGTGGATCGCTGAAGAAGGGTTGGATAAAATCCAAGGTGTATGGTGTTGGATACCGGAAAGAATAAATGATATTAGGTATTACATTAATAATCGTTGGGTTACTCGCAGTCATGCCCTTACTGCCCATCCCAGAGATATTGCGCCAGGTGATTGGCGTGATGTGGGCAATCGCTTTCTGCCTTGTCTCTTTAACGAGCTTGTGGATTTTGTTGAGATAGAACAGGCTTGGCACCACTGTTTATGGAGTGATGAGGATAAGAAAAAATACGATTATCCATGGTGGCGCCGTTGGTATCGCAATTGGCGTTGTCCAGAAGCAGGTATTGCTTATCTAGAATGGGCAATGACACTGACCAACGAAGAGTTCTTAGACGAAGGTGAAAAGCATCTAGCAGAGCCTACATATCAAGCCAAAGCAGCCAAAGAAATTCTAGAGCTTTACATATGGTGGAAGGAAGTTTATCCAAAACGTCCAGATGTTCATGATGCCAGCGGGTGGAGTGCGTACTGTGACATGCGCCGTGAGAAAGGTTACCATCTTTTGGATATGGACGACAAAACACCAGAAGAAGCAGAGATGTGTAAAATTGCCTTGGATAAGAGTCAAGAGATTGAAAAAACCTACAATGATGAAGATGAAGCAATGATGATTCGTTTAATTAAAATTCGGGAAAGCCTATGGACCTAAACTCTCCTTCAAGATTTAGACTTTGGGTCCAACGACTTTGGATGGAGAATCGCGAGGAGAGATTGACCTACGGAGATGAACCTGCTACAATTAAACAGTACTGGAACACTTATAAATGGTGGATCAAACGAGAATATAAACACAGGAAAAAAATAAATGAGCAAAGATAAAATGCAACAGCTCTATGACAATTATATTGAGTTCACTGATCACATGGTGGGTGTGCATGGTGCCTTGGAAGTAGCCGCAGTGATGATGACCCAGGCTCTGAGCATCTATCGATCTGCCATGGATCCCGACGACTACGATCGAATGGTCGATGCTATTTCAGCCAGTCGCTCGCAGGTCAAAACATTTGATAGGTTGCCCGTACAATGAAAGCACAGATTCCAGCAGAAGGTATTTTGAAGACCCACGATTGGGGAGACAGCAGAGTCTACAAGGTGGTTTGTAATTGCGGAGATGATGATCACAGCCATAATGTCTGGATTGAATCTGACGATCATGAAGTGACCGTTACTATCTACACCACGGTGAAAACCAACTTTTGGTCAAAGACACGTTGGCAACATATCTGGACTCTGTTGTCAAAGGGGTATGTGGACTGCGAAACCACTGTGTGCATGACCGAACAGCAGGCTATTAACTATGCAGAAACACTGAAATCTGCGGTGGATGATGTTAAGAAATTTCGATCCAAAAACAATTCAACCGCAAAAGCTGCTTCTAAAATTGCTGAACAAGGAGATTGTGTATGACAACCGCTAACCCCAAAGGATCATGGCCATTCGCTCCCGGCGATGCTCCGGAGCCAACTGCTGAAGAATTAGCCGCACAGCATCTAGCAGAACAACAAAAACTCATAGAAGTTCTTAAGTTTACACCACGCACCTATAAAATTTCATTGTGGGGCTATGGTGGTGAAATAGTCATGGGTACCGTGGATAAAAAAGTCTGGAACTACTGCGTGAAAAACTCAGTGGATCTGACAGAAATAGCATGGAGCGATGAAGACATTGTGCAAGAAGAAATGGGACTGGATCTAGAAAAATTACCGTTTAGACCGGGGTCCTGGTATGAATGTGACGATATGGCACATGTGAATGGTGTGAGCCGCAATGCAGGACACATACAGATCGAAGATGAAAACGGTAATACAGTTTTTGAAAAAAGTTTTGATGACTGCGACGATGTTGAAGACAGTCCTGCTTGGAGTTGTCAAGATGAAGTCTGGATTGGTAGTCGTAAAAAAGGTGAAGTGGTGTTTATTGGTAGAAGCAACGAAAAAGGCACGTTCTTTGAAGGTGAAATTGAACTTCGAGCACCGTTTGATATTGAAAAACTAGAACTCTACTACGATGAAGTAGATGGTGAAGAGATTGTGAACTCAGTGATGTATGACGGTGAAGAAATCGACAACAACGGTGGTAGCACTGACGGCAAGAGTTCAGACATGATCATGGTTCGGCTCACTGACGATGAAGGCGGATTTAAACGCTACGAGCCTGGAGAAAAGGATTGGGGACATCCTCCAATTGGTACAAGTCCAAGCACATGGGAATCAACTCCTAAATTTAAATTTGCAAAAACTAAACCAACTATAGAAGGTTGGTATAGTTGTGTTTGGAAAAGCTATGGCACCACATACGGTACAGCATATTGGAACGGCACAGAATTCGGTGAATGGGAATACGGTAAGTTCAAAACAATCTCCGGTGTGCAAACCTGGAGTGGTTATAATTGGGACACAGGCTCATGGGTCAATCAACCACCAGAACCAGCGGATGCTATCTGTGATAACAAAGAATGCGGTTGGGTAGGCATGCGTAGCGATATGTGTGAAGATGACGACTACAACAGTCATTGCCCCGAATGTGATGGCACAGAGTTTTCGTGGATCGACTATGATCCTGATACTAAAGAAGGTCGTGCTAATCGTAAAAAGTATTGCAAAGAATGGGATCCAGAAGTATCTATGAATAGAATTGTAAAATCACATGGATAAAGTTTCAAAAAGCCCTGATCGACATACCTTCCAAAAAGAGGGATATGTCAAACGACAGGAAGAAAAAGGCGAACCTATCAATGAAAATTATCTTGATTGGTTTGAACAAGTCTTAGAAGAACATAATAATAAGTTTAACGATCTCAAAAGCAGAATCAACAACGTGGAGTACGATCTATTAACCACTGATTGGATTTTGGAGAAAGTTCGTTCCCACGATGCATATGCTCAAAACTTATATGCGGCAATGTGTAATAATGGATTCATTAGGCTAGAAGTCATTCCTGTACTTAAAGGTGAGGAATGGTCATGTTCTTGGAGGTATGCTGGCGGAATTGTAGCTGATATGCGACAACAAGGTGATTACATCGATTGGTATTGTTCGGGTATCCGAAATGATTATCAAGACGAAGAAGCTGGAAATTTATATGATCAGCGTAAATATGTTCCTGAAGGTTGCATTACCGACGAGATCCGGAATGATCTTCAACGTCTTGGCTGGGCCGTAGCGCCTGGTGGAGATTGGGAAAACTTTGAAAAAGGAGATTAATAATTTATTATGACCTGGGAACTTTATGAGGTCTGGTCTGAAGACGATGTCGGGCATCAGGAGTTGGTAGATACTACCAATAGTTTGAAAGAAGCCAAAGAATTAGCCAAAAATACTTTGGAACTAGAAGGCATAGAAGCTGTGACCATATTCCAAGAATTGGACAATGGTGACACCATTGAAATTGATCGGTTGACATTATATTAAATTGGTGCTATAATAACTATATTAATTACTGCACAGGAGCATAAATTGGCAACAAGTACTCGCGTTTCTAAAAAACATGTGGCTGAGCATCGTGCTAAAGTCAATCGTGATTTAAGCCCGAAATGGGACGGCTATGAAACGATGACCGCAGACCAATTCAGTCGTCACTTTCGTAATGCCATGAGCTACTACCGATTAGAACACAGTGGCAAAGATCTCAAACCCAAGGTTATAAATTGGATGAGCGTGAATGGCTATGCCAAAGACACCATCAAACAGTTCAAAGATACCAAAGACAATCGCTGTTCTATCACAGTCGGAGCCATTGCCGCCAACCTATTGCGTGGCATGCCTCCGGTAAGAGCGGACTTCAACGAAGGTCGTAACACAGCAGAATGGCTCAGCAAGGCTATTGCCAACATCATCGAAGAAGGCAAGAACGACGAACAGGAACAAGAGCCAGGCGCAGAATTAAAACCTGTAGTGATCCAACCTAGCATACAAGAACGCACCCAAGAAGCTGCTTTTAAAATGACTGAAGAGATCGAAGATGCTATAGAATTGTTTTCAGCAGATCCAGAAGCGTTTGATCCCAAGGCATTCAAACTGTTGAATTTGCTTAGAGGTCGGCAGGTCAAGGCTGCACATGCCAGGATCATCAAGAACTGGTATCAGCGACAGTATGACGAATATTTGGAACTGCAAGAAGGCAAATGCGAACAGCTCAAAGAAGGCTACAGTCATTTGACCAAAGCACAGGTCAAAAAAATCGTTATGTTCTACAGCGAGATTCTCTCTGCCTGCGACATGCTGGCACAGGAAGCCAAAATCAACAAGAAACCTAGAGCCAAGAAACCCACTGATAAGTCTAAACTAGTGGCTAAAATGAAACATCTCAAGCAGGATGACAAGCTGAAATTAGTCAGCGTGAATCCACAGGATATTATAGGTGCCAAAGAGCTATGGGTGTTTAATACAAAAACCCGCAAACTAGGCAAGTATGTGGCAGCTGAGTACCAAGAGCTCAGTGTCAAAGGCACCAGTATTACAGGGTTTGATCCTGTTAAATCCGTGCAAAAAACACTGCGCAAGCCAGAAGAACAGTTCAAAGAGTTCAAGGCCGCCAGCAAGGTACAGCTACGCAAGTTCTTAGACGATATCAAGGCTGTGGATATCAAGCTAAATGGTAGAATCAACGAAGATACTATCTTGGTTCGATCGCAATAACAAAGTAAATTCTCAGTAAAAACAGGCTTCGGCCTGTTTTTTTGTTGGCGCATAAATATATTACTATGAGCAATCTTAATAATATTTTAGCCGCCCTCGGAGACGAACTCAACGGCCTAGCACAAACAGCACATCCTGATGCCAAGGAAATTGCCAGAAAAATACCTTTTAGGTCATTGTCCGGCGATCACCTCAAAGGAGGCACTGTGCAAAACTTTGCCAGCACAGGTATCAAAGATTCTGCAACAGCCACACAGCTGACTGTGGACGATCAAGGAGTGCATGCTAAAACACTCACAGTAGAGCACATAGAAAATTTAACCGTTAGCAACACCCTTAAAACCAAGGTGCTGATAGTAGACGAACTACGAGCAGATATCAAATTCGAAAAAGATATTCCCATAACGTTTTCCGGAGACAGCATAGAAGGCAAAGGATTATTATGGGCTGGTCGAGGACAGACCAAACAATTTATATTCGCCAGCAATCCTGACAGATTCTTTATGTCGGAGAATTTAGATTTTGCCCGAGGCAAGACCATCACAGTCAACAACATCAAGCTGATAGACGAACGAGAACTAGGACCCACCGTTGTCAAAAGCAGTCTGCGAGAAGTAGGCCATCTCAAAGGGTTGATTGTAGAAGGTGGTATGAGAGTGGGCCAACACATGGTCTTTAGCAGCGAAACCAATAGACTAGGATTGGGCACAGAAGATCCCAACAGTGCTCTAAGTATAGCCGAAGACGGCGTAGAAGTAGTAATAGGTACCAAAGATTCTGTGCGTGGCTATATAGGTACGTATGCCAGCAACCACTTTGATATTGTCACTGATGCCACTGCAAGGATTTCAATCGAATCTGGCGGGAATATCGTATTAGGTAGTCCCGCAAATAAAGTTACGGTATTAGGAATATTAGGAATAAATGTAAATAATCCTGACCCAAGAACTGCATTACATGTTAATGGATCTATAAAATTCAATAACAGAATACATCTCAGTGACACAGAATCTCCTACATCTGGTCATTTTATTGTTGGAGACATCGTATGGAACAGCCAACCGTCTCCTGGTAGATTCGTAGGATGGGTGTGCGTAAATCAAGGTAGCCCTGGTCTTTGGAGCGGATTCGGAAGAATCGAATAATGTCTCGGGCTGTGGTTATTGGTAATGGCGAAAGCCGTAGAGCCATAGACATAGAATCATTAAGCGCAGACACACTGATTGGCTGCAACGCTATTCACAGAGACGTTACTGTTGATCATTTGATCTGCTGTGATCGGCGAATGGCAGATGAAGCTGTGGAAAATTCTCAGACCAAAAACACGTTGATCTATGTGAGACCTTCATGGTTTCATTACTTCAGAAAGATACGCAAACACAAAAATATCAAAACTGTGCCGGCGCTGCCGTACCAAGGCGTACACAAAAAGGACGACCCCGATCATTGGGGCAGTGGGGGGTATGCTGTGTTGTTGGCTGCTGAGTTAGCATACTCTGAAATAGAACTTATTGGGTTCGATCTATATCCTATCAACTCTGCTGTTAATAATATCTACAAGGGCACAAAAAATTATGCACAGTCTGGATCGCAGGCTATAGATTATTCATATTGGATCTATCAGATCAATCGGGTGTTCATGCATCATTCCGATCAAAAATTCATTATAAGGAATCACAGAGATTGGCAGATGCCTCAAGAATGGCAGAAAAATAACGTGGAATTTGTTGCGTTATAAATACGTTGGTAGTATAATAAATCATACACACAGGCACAGCGGACTTTTACGTCATTCATCCCGCTTTATAAACTCTGCATGTCGTCAAACTTACTCGCTTTATGCATAGGAGGCAAGAGATGGCGAAATATCTTTCAACGAAAACCTACGGCAACGACAGAGGCCTGTCCTGCTGCTTTAGACAATGGCGTGCCACACACAGCCATTGCTCATTACTACACGGATACTCAATCGGAATAAGATTGATTTTTGAATGTGATACTCTGGACGAAAAGAATTGGGGCATGGACTTTGGTGGCCTCAAAGACTTCAAGGCGTGGGCCGATCACATGTTTGATCACACCACTGTGATCGCTGAAGACGATCCTTTACTAGATCGTTTTAAAGAAATGGCAGGATGGAGTTCAAACGCCGAACACGATGGTAACGCAGAACGTGTACAGATAGAACCATATCGTAGATCTGGTGTTTGTGATCTACGTGTTGTTCCGGGAGTAGGCTGCGAAATGTTTGCTAAATTATGCTATGACAAGATGGATTGGTTGTTGAAAAACGGAAACCATCGTTATCCGCTGAATCCAACAGTACGCATCAGATCTGTAGAAGTATTTGAACACGCAGGCAATTCTGCCACATACGAAGGCGACATTCCTATTATACGTGAGTGTTGAATGAATAGTTTTGAACGTATATGGGCCCGGGCGACCGGGCACCTAATGGGACAGACAGACGAAGATCGTCCGGATGTTCCCATCTTGTCCATACGCGAAGCAAGGATAGCATTGTTCTTAAAAACTTTTTGGGTCATCATCCATGTGATCACCTGCCTGTTTATTATTGCCAACGTTATTAGGCATTGGTAAATAGTTTTATGCGTATATTTGCCATAAACAGGATCGTTGCCAGCAACGAAAACAAAATATTCCTAATCGCTGGTCCTTGCCAGATAGAAAGCCAAACACATGCAGAGCATACCGCTGGTGTCATAAAAGAAATCTGCGATGATCTAGATATCGATTTAGTCTATAAAAGCAGCTTTGATAAAGCCAATAGATCCAGCCTAGGTACCCAACGCGGCATCGGCATAGACGATGGTTTAAAAATCCTTAACAGCGTCAAACATTCGTTGGGCATACCTGTGCTCACTGACATACACGAAAGCTATCAGGCACAATTGGTCTCAGATGCAGGAATAGATGTCATACAAATACCTGCATTTCTCTGCAGACAGACTGATCTGTTGTTGGCAGCAGGTGCTACCGGGTGTGCTATCAATGTTAAAAAAGGTCAGTTTCTTGCTCCCCAAGATATGAAAAACGTTGCAGCGAAGATTGCCTCAACTGGTAATGAACGCATCATGTTATGTGAAAGAGGATACACTCATGGATACAATAATCTCGTTGTGGATATGCGCAGCCTACCCATTATGGCAAGCACCGGCTATCCAGTGGTCTTTGATGCCACTCATAGTGTGCAACAACCTGGAGGATTGGGGTCGAAGTCAGGAGGCGATAGGACCATGGTCCCGTACCTGGCGAGGGCTGCTGTAGCCACAGGATGTGTTGCAGGTGTATTTGTAGAAACACATGAAGATCCTGATTCAGCTCCCTCAGATGGACCTAACATGATTCCATTGAATCAGTTAAAACAGCTATTAGAAGACTTGGTTGCCATAGATGGAATTGTCAAAACAAGAACGTAAAAGGATTAAACGAGAGGCCAAAGCCTCTAAAGCCGCACATCAATATGCAGCCATAGTGGCCAATCTCGATCCCAATACCAAGATCACTATCCTGTGTGTGAGGTTTGGTAATAAGTACAGTCGTGAATACGTAGAAAGACTACGCAACATGATAGCAAGGCATATTACTGTGCCTTATGAACTGGTGTGTCTCACTGATGATCAACATCCTATACAAGGTGTTCGCAGCATCGTCCAACCCAATGCCAACTATCCTCGAGGATGGTGGCACAAGGTACATATGTTTGATCCCAATCTACCCTTGAAAGGCCGAATATTATATTTTGATTTAGATGTAGTCATCCATGCCAACATAGACAAACTCACGGTATATTGTCCCGGACAATTCATAGGCATACATGATTTCAACAGAAAATTCTATGCATCATGGCGATATCTAAACAGCTCTGTGATGGCTTGGGATCATGGCACACAGAGTCATATCTGGAGTCAATTCCAAAACAATCCCAGAGATGCACAACGACTGCAGGGAGATCAGGATTGGATTTGGAAGTTGTGCCAAGGTGCGATAAAATTTTGGCCTAAAGAATGGATCATGAGTTATAAATGGGAAATCCGCAATCGCAGTGAACTCACAATGAACAACGGCAAACGCACATTCGCCACCGTTCGCAATGATGTTAGACCCGATCCAGAATGCTCAGTGGCGGTGTTCCACGGTGATCCAAATCCCTGTGCGGTTCAGGATAAGTTTGTTGTTGACAACTGGCAGTGATGATGTTATACTCGTAGTATGACTAAACGTATAGGCTTTGCCTGCAAATGGATCAACGATCCTTCCGAAGTTGACGGAATGAAAATCAATGCTCGAGACCGTGATCTCAATACAGGGTCGACTACCGTGGCATGGCTTAAACGTCAGACTGCTGATGTAGCAGAACAGAGACTATGGGATCTCATGGTAAGAAACATTGAATCAGTTCGCAAACTTGTAGAAAGAGTAGGTACCTTAGATGACGAACTTCGCATGGTGCGTATTGGCAGTGATGTGCTGCCTGTTTATACTGAGCGTAATTACAGCTGGTTTTGGCGTCAAGGCCATGTGGTCGCATATGCCCAACAGCATTTTGCTGAGGTGGGGCGTATTGCTAGAGATCGTGGTGTTCGTCTCAGTTTTCACCCTGGCCAGTTTACTGTGCTGGCATCTGATAATCCCGATATTGTTGATCGTAGTATAGAGGAGTTTGAATATCATGTGGACATGGCTCGCTGGATGGGGTTTGGTAAAACGTTTCAAGACTTTAAGATCAATGTGCATATCGCTGGCCGACAAGGCCCAGCCGGTATCCGTAGTGCTTTGGCACGGATGACTCCCGAGGCTCGCAATTGTCTTACCATAGAAAACGATGAAATGACCTGGGGCATCGAACACAGCCTTGAACTGGTCAAGGACTGTGCATTGGTCTTAGACATACATCACCATTGGATTAAAACTGGAGAATATATTGAAAGCACTGACAACCGTGTTAAAGGGATTATTGATAGTTGGCGTGGTGTGCGCCCTGTCATACATTATAGTGTATCACGGGAAGACTGCCTTATTGCTCATCCCGGACACCACCGCCCCGATCTTCCGACCCTCTTAGAAGCAGGCTACAAGAAAGCCAAACTGCGGGCACACAGTGAATTCTATTGGAACACTGCGGTCAATGAGTGGGCGTTGACCTTCAGAGACCAATTCGATATCATGTGCGAAAGCAAGGCCAAAAATCTAGCCAGCTTCGCACTCTACGAACAGGCCAAAAAAATTACTACTATGCCTGTGGCTTACCACCGCGACCTGTTGCTTTCTTAACAGCAGTTTTAGTTTTTGTAGCTGCCTTCTTCACTGCTGTTTTAGCCTGTTCCACAACCACAGCAGCGTCAGCAGAATCTACCACTCCGTCCTTGTTTATGTCAGCGACAGTTTTGACACCCTCTACCGCATTCTGAACAGCAGTCTTTGCATCAGAAACGTCTACCTTACCGTCATTGTTTACATCAAGACTCTTGGAACTTCTGTTAAAATACAAAAGAGCACCGATAACCGCTACCACTGCAATCGCTAATAAGATTTCCATTTTGAATTCTCCTTGGACTAATATTTAGTACTTGCCTACGGGCAGAGTAATGCTCGCGGGCATATCCCAGATCTGTTTCTGTTCTACTCCTATTCTCTGGGCAAATTTTTTAGCATCACAGTCAGCACAACAGTGGAAATAGTTGTTGCTGAGACGTTTCCTATCTATGTGTTTGAGATCTCGAGCAAATTCCCGATCACAGCTGTCGCATCTCAGAATCACTGCGGTTTTGTTTCTCACATACTCATGCCTATGTCCTAGTTTACTGAGCCTAACATAATGATTCTGTTGGATTTCTGTTTTGATGAACATCATGTATTTACATTAGGCTTATAAAATTTTTGGATAAATATACTCAGCAACTGCTAATCCTAGGAAAAACTATGGCAAGAAAGACAATTGATATTGGTGCTATCGGCAATGACGGCACCGGTGATAGCATAAGAGATTCGTTCCGCAAGGTTAACGACAACTTTCGTGAACTTTACAGTTCTCTAGGGCTAGGTGAAAATCTCACTTTTATCGGCCTAGATGACACCCCCCAAGCATATGTTGGTCAGAATGATCCCGCGACTGGATCAACACCATTACTCACAGTCAATAACACTGAGTCGGGATTGGCCTTTAAGAGGTTGGCAGCTGGCTCAGGAGTCAGCATAGACTTTACTACAAATCCCAATGAAATTATCATCAACAGTGAATTTTCAGAAATCGTAGCTGATTCTTCACCGCAGCTAGGCGGTGATCTATCCATGCGGTCGGGCGGTAATCAATATCGTATATTCGATGCTGGTATTAATATAGCACCACTGAGTCCTATCTATAAACATGAATTAGTGAATAAAGCCTATACAGATTCGAAGATATCTCGAGCAGGCACAGAGACTGTTAACACCGAAACAGGACTAGTGGACGGATCGTTCGGCACCATGAGTGGGCCTCTTATTTTGTCACGCAGTCCAGAACCCGATGATGACCTATTGTACGGTGGATTGATCGCAGCCACCAAACAGTATGTGGATTCGTCTGCGTTTGGCAGCACAGTAAATCTCTATGTGGCTCTCAGCGGTGCTGATGATAGACCCGGTGTTTCCAAAGCTCTGCAGGGACGAGCGTTGGCCTATGCATACAGAACACTAGAAGCTGCGCTAAAACGTGCTGAAGAATTGGTTCTAGAAGGTCCTGCAGAAATTGGACCTTACAAAAAGATCCTGACATTTAACGGAGGTGCAGGAACCTGTACCTTAGATGGCATAGGTGTAGCACCTGGTTCAGGTTCAGGATTTGTCGGCGTGTTGAGTATGAGCATAGATACTGCCGAACTTAATGGTGTAGGCACAAACTATTATCCAGGTGACATATTATCCGTTATCGGAGGCGTCGGTACAAGTATAGCCACCATACAAGTTTTAACTACCTTGAGCACACCTGGTGCTATTAACACGTTTAGAATAATATCTTCTGGAGTATATGTAGCAGCCACATTACCTGGTTCTGTGGCTGTGACCACGACTATCTCGACATCTGCAGCACCCCCAGGTGTTGGTTCCATTGGTGTTGGCGCCACTTTTAATCTCACTTACAAAGTAGCTTCTGTTGCCATCACCAATGGTGGTACAGGGTATAGTCTAGTGTCTGTGCGTGTCACAGGAGGTAGTGGATCAGGCGCATTTGGTACTGCTGTGGTTACCAGTGGAGTTATTACCAGTATCACTATCACAGACAAGGGAACTGGATTTGTTTCTACACCTACATTAGACGTCAGTCTTCCAAGATTCAGAATCCGCACTGACGGATTCCGTACTGACTTCACTGGCGATGTATTAACCAACACTCCCGAAGCCATACGCGGTAGAGATATCCGTGAAGGCCTTTTCCTAAGAGGAGAAACTTCAGGAGCATTGGCACAGATACTAACACATTCAGGGGCACTAGACAGCGACGGCAATGAAATATTCGATGTTGACATCAAGTTTGGTAACTTCGTTATAGATGAAGTAATCAGTTATGGCGACATCAGTAAGAGCATACAGATTTCAATACTAGTTGAAAGCGGTGAATACTATGAAAACTATCCGTTAAAGGTACCACAGAACTGTTCAATTGTTGGAGATGAATTCCGAAGAGTTATATTTAGACCACGACCAGGTATCAGTTCAAGTCCGTGGGCGTTTCAAAAATTTCGCAGAGACAGAGTCATAGATGGGTTGCCCACTGCGACCAAATTGTATGCATACCATTATCTGTCAGACACTGAAGATCCAGTATATCCACCTATCAATAATCCAGGCAACTACGATGCTGCTGCTGCACTACTAGATCTCAATAGAACTTTCTTACAAAAAGAAATTGTAGCTTGGATCAACAACAATATTGCCACAGCCATTGCGGGGTCTATCTGGTTCAATTTTGAATACAATTCAGCACTATGTGAGCGTGATATAGGACTGCTGGTCGATTCCATAGTATTTGACCTTAAGTATGGCTCATATAATCGTACGGTTAGTGCTGCATTAAAATACTATCAGAGTGACAGTGCGTTAGTCGCTATCACTGCTCAGCTGGATCAGTATCAAGAAGTTTTGATTAAACTAAACCAATTGATGCAGAGTGTCATCGACAACACAGTGATCACCACAGTCTATAATACTGTATTCCCGCAGATCATAGATCAAGCCTTTGTAGCAGAAGTGGGGTCAGATAATGTTGTGGCCAGTTTGATAATTGCCATCAATGATATCATAGATGAAAGCGGTCCAGGATTTGGCAGCGTGAATCAACCCAAAAACAACGAAGAAATGGATGTGTTCTTGGCCAACGATGCGGTGCGCTGGCAGGCTATTACTGCACAAGGGCATGGCGGATTTATGGCTGTTTTGGATCCTACCGGTCAGATCTCAGCTAAATCTCCATACTTCCAAGAATGTGCTTCATTCTCAAGAAGCAAAGATCGCCAAGTGTTTGCAGGTGGTATGTTTGTGGATGGCTTCACGGGCAACCTACAGTTCCGCCATAATACCACTAGTGGTGATTTTCTGACACTGGGGGTGTCGGGACTGGATAGATTTCCTCAACTGCCCTGTTCTTTCTTGGTAGATGATTCTGTATTCCGTGTCAATTATGTTAGAGACTTTGTGTATAATCCCGCTGGATCCACTGCTAATCTTGTATTAGACGACACAAATCCATTTACTCGTGCAGCAGGCACACAGACCTGTACCATTAGTTTTGCTTCGCCGGCAGTTATAACCAGAGCAGACCATAGACTGCAACCTGGCGCCACTATAGTGTTTAGCACCACAGGCACACTGCCTGGCGGAATTGTCGCTGGGCAGGAATATTTTGTGGTCGAGGATGGAATTACCAACAACACGTTTAATATCACAGTGTCGTTGTTTGCTCCTAGCAGTACAATTCCTATCGCTACTGTAGAAAGAATTGGCACCTTAGTCACTGTGGTATGTTCCACTGCACATCTATTAGTCAGCGGATCTGTAGTTAATATTAATAATACCGCTACTGTACTAGATGGGGATAATGCACAGGTTATCACTGTGATTAATCCCACAACATTTACCTACGTATCTAATACCACTGGTACTATAGGAGAAGTTCCTAAACCAGCTGGACGTGTGGTTCAGACATCAACGATTACCAAACTGGCTACTACCAGTGCTGGTTCGGGTGTCCACAGCTTCCAACGAATCTATGAAATACTGATGCCAGGTAATAGATCATTGTTGTGTAATGACTTCACACAGATCAACGATCTAGGCTACGGCATATGTGCCACTAATGGTGGCTTGGTAGAAGCTGTGAGCATGTTCACCTACTACTGCCACATCAGTTACTACAGTCTCAATGGTGCGCAGATCAGATCAGTAGGTGGATCCAGTGCTCATGGTAATTATGCCCTGGTGGCAGAAGGATTCGATCCACTAGAAGTACCAACCCCTACCAGTGTGTTTGAAGACTTCGCCCAGAAAGTAAAATGTTATAACGATGGAGGTGCCTACCTTAATACGTTCGAGGGGTTGTTTATCTATGTTTATGCATATGACTATCTTCCGAATGGAGGGTCAGAACTAGAAGTCGATCACGGCGGAAGTATAGGAATTTTTAAATATCCGGTTACCAGCGTTACACAGGAAGATGCCTTCCCCGCAGGAGTGGTACGTCTAAATCTAACCACAGGCACAGGAGCCGCAGAAAGTGAAGGACTATCTGCGATCGTACCCGATAACACAGTAATGACCCTGAGGAACAATGGACAACTGATACTAACTGGCGGACTTGAAAATGTAGCTGTTAGACCATCAACTGGCCTAAAACTTCGTGAAACTGGAGAATTGGTTTATCGTGTTCTACTGTTTACGGCTGTGGAAGATGAGAACGGTCCATACCCAGTGAGTATAACCAATGCTTCTCCTGCAGTGATCAAGGTATTGCTGACAATCACTGATATCACCGACAGCAGCCTGTGCACCACGGCACAAAATCACAAACTGAAACTAGGCGATAAATTTATACCTACGTCCACTGCCAATGGATTTATCAGTGGTACTACATATTATGTAATCTCAGTTCCAGAATACAATCAGTTCACTGTAAGCACATCTCCCGGAGGTAGTGTTCAAGCACTAACTAACGGTACTGGTCTAACCATACAAGGTGTAAAAACACACAAGCTGATAGAAAATTACACCATCAGCTTTTTGGTCAGCGCAGCTGGATCACTGCCTACAGGCATAGTGACTGAACAAGAATATTATGTGCTGCCAGATGGCTTGACTGATACTGAGTTTAAAATAAGTTTAACCAAAAACGGCACGGCGATCAACACAAGCTCTGCTGGATCGGGAACATTCAGTCTCAAGCACGAAGGACTTACCAAGACCAATCTCAGAGAAAACTACGACTATGTTGAATTGACTGTTTGGCAACCAGGTGTGGCAGCTACCTACAGTTTAGTTGCCACAGACACCACTGTGACCACTAATTTAATTACTCTCAGCACCATCAGTTATCAGGTCAAGCCAGGCATGCCTGTTGTGTTTTCAGGTACTACATTCGGTGGTATCACAGCCGGCACTATATATTACGTTCTGTCAAGTCCATTTAGTGCCAACATTCCAATTGCTACAGTAGCGAGATCTGGTACTACTGCTACTATAGTGACATCAGTGAATCACGGATTGGCTTCTGGACAGACCGTAGATATCAATACAACCAGTACTGCATTAGATTCAGACAACGCAGTGGTTATCACTGTTACCAATGCCACTACGTTTACCTATACGTCAGGATCAAGCGGAACTATATCGTCAACTCCTGCTACTGCAGGTCGTGTGGTTCCGGATTCTAAAATCACTGTCAGCGCCACGCAAGGCGGTGCCGCAGTTACTCTTAGCACGGCTTCAGGCACAATGACAGCAGTCGCTGGAGGGGAACTGGATGCCACAATAACTATTGCTACACCTGGAGTAGTGACTACTACTGCGCACGGCTTTGCTGTTGACGATGTTATTAGATTTAAAACCACAGGCACATTGCCTGGCGGATTGAATGCAAACATCAACTATTTTGTACAATCTACGCCAACACCTGATACGTTCACCCTGGCAATATCACCTGGAGCAGCAAGTGGGATAGCTACAGCTGGTTCACAGACTGGTACTCATACTGTAAGCAGGGTGCAGGGCAGAGCCGGCGATACAACATTCGCTGTGGTGGCTGTACCGGATCAAAGTATCAGCAGAGTCACTGGTTCTAAGTTTATGTTCAAAGGCGAAGAGTACATTGTGTCACAGTACGATCCGCTGACAGTGACTAACGATATTTTTGCTCGTGTGTATCTAAACAAACCGTTGGTGCACAGCATCGTTGCCTATGGTTCTAGCTACAGTGCAAAAAGTGCTGTGCCTATACGAACCAATGGTGCTATAGGCAGTTTAACTATACGTATTTCTCTAACTCGTGTAACCAGTCATGACCTTTTAGAAATAGGCACGGGTTCCTATGCTGATACCAACTATCCTAAAGAAATCTACGGCCCAAGTGTTAATTCCATTAACCCAGATACAGAAACAGAAGAACGTGATGTTGGTCGTGTGTTTTATGTTACTACCGATCAATTCGGCAATTTTTCTGTAGGTCCATATTTTAGAGTTGATCAAGGCACGGGCACAGTGACCTTTGCTGCCAGCATCGCTCTGAGTAACTTGGATGGTATTGGTTTCAAACGAGGTGTGCCCGTTTCGGAATTCTCAACTGATTCGGGATTCACTGACAACGCCACAGACACTGTGCCTACAGAAAATGCTGCACGTATCTACATTGAACGTAGATTAGGCATGCAACATGATGGATCGGCAGTATCTAGCGGACAATTAATTCCTTCAGTGACAGGCGGCTTCTTGGCTCTTAATGGTACCTTGGCTATGAAAGGCACTATAAACATGGCCAACAACAAGATTGCGGACCTTCAGGATCCTACAAATCCACAGGAAGTGGTTAATCTACGCAGTTTGACTTTTGATAATTTCCAAGATGTTACCGTTACAAATGCTAAGGCGGCAGATATTCTGGCATTCACTGGCTCGGGTGATTTCGCTATCAATACCACGGTTATCGGCGACATAACCTTTAATCTTACGCCAGGAGTAGATTCTGCACTGAATCAGGTTGATGCACAGATAGTAGCAGGCGCAATTATCAACACAGACGTTAATGCTGCTGCGGCCATTGCTTATAGCAAATTAAATCTAGCCAACAGTATCGTCGACGCAGATATTAACTCTAGTGCTGCGATTGCCTATTCCAAACTGAATCTAGCTACCAGCATTGTAAATGCGGACGTCAGTGCTAGTGCTGCGATCGCCATTAGCAAGTTGGCTCAACTGGCTCCAGACACACTGGTAGGAAACTCAACGGTATCCAGTGCCAACCCCAGTGCAGTGGCCTTTACCACAGTAGTAGACGAAGGTGGAGCCATTAAGAAAAATCAATATTCCAGCGTGGGATTTCTCAAACGAACCAGTGCTGGCAGCAACACTGCAGACATTGATTATGGTGTCATTAACTCTAGTGCGGGATCGTCTTCGGCAGTGGGAGCTAGTGAACTGATTGCTAGAGATTCTAATGGAGATTTTGGTGGTAGGACAGTGGATCTTCAGAGCCTTAAAATTGACAATAACATTGCCATAGACACACTGGCCAGTGGGTCTGGCGGCTACATTAGGTACTATGGTTTTAATACAGTAGGCGGAATATTCATACAGAGTGACACAGCAACAGCCAGCAATAACAAAATATCCTATAGGAATGATGCACATGAGTTCAAGGACAAAGACGGCAGTGCAAATGCTCCTATCACTGCAGTAGGTGCTATAACTTCTAACGGTGTTATAAGCACTACCAGCACAGTGACCTGTATAGGTGTCAACGTTGGCAACAATGGTACACTGACCACCGGTGGTGCCACTAATCTCGGTAATGTTACAGGTTATTGGTCACTGACAGGATCCAGTAGATTCCAAGCCACCTATGCAGCTGACCTAGCAGAAAACTATGAAGGTGACGAGCAATATGAAGTAGGCACAGTATTGGTGTTTGGCGGTGACAAAGAAGTCACAACCACTAATGTTAAAAATGATACAAGGGTAGCAGGTGTGGTATCTAACACCGCTGCTTACACCATGTACGAAGCCTGTCCGGGATTGAAAAACTTAATTGCTCTGCAGGGACGAGTGCCATGCAAGGTAGTAGGTAAAATACGCAAAGGAGACATATTAGTGACTTCAGGAATAGCAGGTGTGGCAGTGGCTGCCAGCGGGGATATCCGAGTAGGTACAGTGGTAGGCAAAGCCATCAAGAACTACGATTCAGATCATATTGGGTTAGTCGAAATAGCGGTAGGGAGAACATAATGGCAGCAACATTTTTAGGGTCTATCACAGGAACTACCCTTACTGTAACTACGTTGGTATCAGGTACGATCACAGTAGGAAACGCTCTGTATGGTACTGAAGTATTACAAGGTACTTTTATCGTTTCTGGATCAGGCAGCACATGGACTGTGAATTTATCACAGACTGTGGTTTCAGATGGCAGTAGTTTGATCACAGCCACTGCATTTAATAACAACATATCTGTAGGAGCACCTCCATTGTTATGGAGTGACGTGAATGAAGCGTTTACACTGATCAATGAAAATTTTGATGTTATAATCGCTACCATAGGCGGCGGAAGCGGATTAACGCCTATTGACTTTACCAGTTTAGATACCAATGTGAGTCCTACCACAGATAATTTACGTGATCTTGGTGATACCACACACAAATGGGGTGCTGTGTTCAGCAGTGAGCATACCGCGGTAAAACCCTTGAACGGATTATGGGCGGGCGCAGCACAGGTCAAAGGGGTTGGACTGACAATTAATCTTCCGGCCAATTCTACTGTTGGCGGTGATCCTATAACTGGTATTGGCACTAGCTTGATAATAGATCCAGAAAAGACATTCTTCAAAATCATCGAAGTTGACGCTGGTAACAGTGTGGTAGCAACAGAATTCGGTGACACCCTAAACTTGATCAGTGGTAGTGGTGTCAGCATGCTGGTAAGCTCGGGTGCAGACTCAATCACTATCTCAAACACAGGTGTACTTAGTGTAGCAGCAGGCTCAGGCATAAGTGTGGCAACAGCAAGCGGCACGACCACAGTAACTAACTCAGGTGTCCGCAGCCTACAGAGCACCACAGCACTGCCCGCAGGTAGAACCACAGGTGCTGGTATTAACATCACTGCTGGCACCGGTGACAACGTCAGAGTTACCAATACCGGAGTGATCACGATATCGTCCGGTGTAGGTATCACTGTTTCAACAGATGTAGCCACAGGTGATGTCACTATCACAAACTCGGCACCTGCGGTAAATGCGTTTACTCAAATCGAAGTCAACGGTGATAGTGCAAACAGATTACTGGCCGACGCTGCCAGTGATGTATTGTTCATAAACAATGGTCTAGGAATTACTCTTACTAAATCAGACATTGCTAACGAAGATATTTTAACTATCGCGGTGAATCCAGTGTTTGATTTGCGTGGTTCAGTGTTCGCAGATGATTCCACAGTGATGGTAGATGCTGTGAGTGGCACACTAAGAGGTATATTCATAGGCTCTGTGTTTACAGATAGTTCTACCCAGATCATAGATGGCAACACTGCCACAGTCTACGGTAATATAGAAGCTACAACATTAAGAACCGCTGAACCAAAACTTGCGTTAGGTCAAAATGCTGGTCAAACTAATCAAAGTAATAGTGCAATTGCATTAGGATTTAGTGCTGGTCAAAATAATCAAGGTATGAGTGCAGTGGCTATTGGTGTTAACGCTGGCAATATATCACAAGGTGGCTCCACAGTGGCTATTGGCGAAGGTGCCGGTGCTACCTCACAGAGTGGTGATGCAGTGGCTGTGGGTGCTGGTGCAGGAAATAATAGTCAGGGTCTCCGCGGTATAGCTTTAGGTGCCGAAGCAGGCGAAATCAATCAAGGAGCCAATGCTATTGCTATTGGTTACAAAGCTGGAGAGACAGGTCAAACAGCAGGCAGTATTGTAATCAATGCCAGTGGAGTTGCACTCAACGGTTCCACAGCTGGCTTCTATGTTGATCCTGTTAGGTCAACTACATTATCAGCTAGACCTGTTGTTTACAATACCACAACCAAAGAATTATTTTATACATCAACATTAGAGTTTATTAACAGTACAATTTCGACCACTGATTCTAGCAGCATAACAGTTGATGTGCTGACCACATTCAATTCAGATGTTGTTGTTGAAAACGATATCATTGTAGCTGAAAGGTTAACTGTAAAAGGCAGTAGAGTTATAAATCTCACAGAATTACAATCAGTGGTTGCAGCCAGCGCCAGCTTTGCTGACTTCCAAACAAGAATAGCAGCATTGGTATAACGGAGCGATAAATGGCAAAACAAAACATTAATGTAGGCACCGCAGCTAATGACAAGAAAGGCGATAGCCTACGAGCAGCGTTCCAAAAAGTCAATGCTAACTTCACAGAACTCTACGAAGCGGTAGGACTTGCTACTACAGGACAAGATACTGCACTAACATTTCTAGGCAGCACTATCAGCACAGATGATAGCTCAAGTATTGTCATAGATCAAGCTACCACCGTAACCAGCAACCTGTCTGTGGGTGGGGATATTCTTCCCCAGACTGCTCTTGGTGGAGATCTAGGCTCAAGCACACTGCCTTGGCGTAGTCTCTATGTCAGCAACAACACTATCTACATCGGTGGCACAGCAGTAGGCCTAGATGCCAATGGTAACCTAACAGTTAATGGCGGTCAAGTAAATACTCCGAGCAGTACATTGGTCAACGGTGCTTATACTGTCAGTCTTGGCTCAAATGGGAACCTAGAAGCCCCAGGCATCGTTAGTGCTACGGGGTTACGAACATCAGAAACTAAAATAGCATTAGGTTCAAATGCTGGTCAGACTTCACAAGGCTCCAGTAGTGTGGCCGTTGGTGCGTTTGCTGGTCAGACTTCACAAGGCCCACTGTCAGTGGCCATAGGTTATGGAGCAGGAGCCACAACACAAGGAGTCAGCTCTGTAGCAGTCGGTAACAGTGCTGGTTCTACTACCCAAGGCGGGTTTTCAGTAGCAGTTGGATACGGTGCTGGCCAAGTTAACCAAAGTTACGAGGCAGTGGCAGTGGGACAACGAGCCGGATTCTCCAATCAAAGTCCTTATGCAGTGGCCATAGGTAGTTATGCTGGTAATTCAGCACAGGGTGAGGATGCCATAGCCATTGGTCGTTTCGCTGGACAGACAGATCAACCTGACAACACAATCATATTAAATGCCAGCGGTAGTGCAGTCGACGGGGTTGCCGCACAAACTAATAGTTTTTATGTAGCACCAATTAGAAATATTGGCGGCACCAGCGGAGTGTTGCAATACAACGCTGCCACCAAAGAAGTTTCCTACAGCAGTGATATCACCAGTGAAGGCAACATCAACATTGACATCAACTTGAGTGATTCAACTCTACGCCGTTGGCAGTTTGGTGAGGATGGCATTTTAACATTACCGGGTGGCAAGGTGTCTATACTGGCATCCACATCCTATGGAAGTATCCAGGGCAGTGCCAATACCCCAATAATAGTTTACTCAGGTGGATCCACAGGTCAGGCTTCTTTACAATGGACAAACGCTAACCCTGAAAACAATGTAGCGGCAACAGCCTTTTCAGGAGTGATAGTTGGCAGTGGCGCCGATGGTGCAGGTGATGTCAAAATAATAACAGGCGCCTACAATCCAATGAATGGAGATTTTGACAAGGAATGGACATTTAAAGCAAATGGCAGTTTGACATTCCCTGATACTACAGTTCAAACCACAGCCTGGACTGGCACAGTTAGTCAACTACGCAGTGAAGGCAACATTGACATTGATATCAACTTGAGTGACTCAACTCTACGCAGATGGTCATTCGGTGAGGATGGTAATTTAACACTACCAGCAGGTGGCACCATACTCGACAGTTCAGGTCTACCTTATGTGAATGGCGTATCCAGCATCAACACATCAGTCTCCACTTCAATTTTCACTGATGCCAGTGGTGATTATCAATACGGAACATTGAGCTATGACTATGCGGTCAACGGTGTATCAAATAGCTTTAGTATAGAATACTCTCGACCACTGGTAGGTGGTAATGTGGACATCCATGTTGGCAATACCATTGTCAACGGTGATTTAACCTTATCGGGTGATATCAAGAGCAACGGCAACATCAACATTGACATCAACCTTGCAGACTCAACTCTACGCCGTTGGCAGTTTGGTGAAGATGGCAATCTTGAAACTCCGGGTGGTATACAGGTTGCGGGTATTCTCAAAATAGACAACGGTGTACACGAAAAGTTTCAAACCAAAGCAGATGCCACAGGTATTGTAACACACGATTGTTCTCTAGGACATATATTCTATCACACCAGCCCAGATGCCCTTTTTACGGTAAACTTTACCAATTTAAATTTATCTAGCGGCTATGCTACCGCATTGACTTTGATAATAGAACAAGGCGGTACAGGCTTTATTCCCAACTCTGTTGGGATAGGTGGAGTAATACAAACCTTAAACTGGCAGGGCAATGTCACACCAACACCCAGCACCAACAGAACTGATGTGGTGACATTTAGTATCATAAACAATTCTGGCACTTACATCGTGCTGGGACAACTAACAGGATTCTAACATGCTGGGTTCATTCACAGGCACATTCAAGTTTGGTCGTCGACGACGCCTCTCACTACTGCCAGCAGGATATGTTACTCTAGCTGGGTTGACATGGGCTCCTATGACCACTGGTGGGACTTATGCAGCAGCACAAACCTACGCCGCAAACTTCACAGGTTTAGACTTTCCGCCAGGAACATGGCGAACGGCCACTGTTGCAGAAATTCAAAGTCTTGCAGCAGTACTGAGTTATGCTGATGCCCAAAGTGTTTATGGGTGGGTATTTTCGAGCCATGCTTACAATATTTGGACTTCAGAGTCTGGGCGTGTTGTTAATTTTTTTACCGGGGCTAATGTTGGAACTTCGAATGCTAATAATTTCAATTTTTTAGTTTGCAAAACTCCAATCGTAACTTCAGGTTTGCAATTCAATTTACAAACTGCACCAACATCTGGAACTACATGGACTGATTCTAGTGGCAATAGTCGTAATGCAACGCTACAAGGTTCTCCATCGTATGTGTCAAACAATGGTGGTGGCATAAGACTAAACAATGCGGATGCAAATGGTACGGATTATATCAGTGTCCCTTACAATATTGCTTCAAACACTGTAACAGTTGAAGTGGTTGCTTCATTTAATCCAACATCATTTTGGGCACCTATTTGGGGTAATGAATTTTATGATAATAACAGTGGATACCTAGCATATTTGAATTCTTCAACAGAGATAGGTTATGGTATTCCTAATAATGAAACCACAGTAACCATAACTGCTAGTAATGCTATAAGACATTGGATTTTTGTTATCAATGGCACACAAATTAGTCTGTTTCTAAATGGTTCACAAGTTGGAACAACTGATACTATCAATAATCAAACACTCTTTGCGACAGGTGATTTTTATTTTGGGGCAAGGCATTTAAATAACGGTACAGGTTTAACGGATACAATAAACAACTCAAATTCAGCTGATTATCCAGTTTTTTATCAGATGCGAGTGTATAACAGAGCATTGTCTGGTGCTGAGATAACTCAGAATTACAATGCAGTTAAAGGTACCTACGGAATTTAAATGTTTTTATTACACTACTTTGGCTACTAATAATTTTAATTTTTTAGTTTGCAAAACTCCTGCATAATTGGATACTAATAAACGGTAAATACACAATAAAGAGAGCGTGATATGACAATACAAACAATCAATATCGGCAATGTGGTAAATGACGGCCTAGGTGACGATCTACGCACCGCGTTCCAGAAAGTAAATGCCAACTTCTCAGATTTAAGTGCGCAGTTAACTATCACTGCTGTCAACGTTAATAATACCGGCGTGGGCGTGTTCAAAGAAAAAGTCGGCGCAGAATTGAGATTTAAAAAATTAGTAAGCGGTACAAAAATGCTGCTCACTGACACAGACACCAGCATAGTGGTCAACAGCACAGCTCCAGATGCGTTTACTAGAATAGACACAGACGCCGGTGTGATGTTAGCCGGCACACATCAACAGATCACTATAGCAGGTACAGCAGCTCCGGGGTCTGTAACCAGTGTCAAAGACATTGAAGTCACTGCCTTTGGTTCTGCTATTTCGATCAAAACCATTATACCAGTAACAGATATATTAACCTCATATGATTTTGGTGCCATTACCGGCACACTTAACAACTCCATGCAGGCGCTGTTCGCAGCATCTAATATGGATTTTGGCACAATTACTCTGCCAGGCAGATTTGATCTAGACTGCGGCAGCATTGTCTAAGGGACAACTCCGATGATCACTTGGATCACCCCAGCTGGCAGCCTAGGCATACTCACTGAACGTATCATAGTCGATTTGCCTTTGTCAGCCAACAGCAACCTAGGCACAGTCACAATGACCCTGTTGGCAGGCACCTTGCCTAGAGGTCTTAGACTCAGCAATAATGCTATTAAAGGTTCGCCTACTGAGGTCAAGGTCTACACCACCAGCAGATTTGTGATCCGTGCTTTTGATGGTGTAGACATAGAAGATCGTACCTTTAGCCTGTCAGTGGATGGTTCAGATGCCCCAATATGGCTCACCAAAGAAGGCTTCCTTAACATAGGGCCTGCTGAAGCATACTTTGTGTTAGACAACGCTCAGGTCAACTTCCAACTAGAAGCCCGTGATACCGATCTCATCGCTGGAGATAAATTGGAATTTTATCTGGTGCCCAATGGCGGACTGCTGCCTCCGGGATTGACTCTGAGTAGAGACGGAGTAATCTCAGGATTCACTGACCCTATATTTGCGTTGGAATATCTCAGAGACGCATCTGGAGGCTACGATACTGCGCCCCTGGATGTGACACCTTTAGATTTCGTTGAGGCTAGATCCAACGGGTTTGATACCTTTGTCTATGACTCACAGTATTTTGACTACAACGAGCCCAGCCGATCACCTAGAAGACTCAGCAGAATCTACACATTCATAGTAGCTGTCACAGACGGTGTGCATACAGAAACCAGATTGTTTAAGATATATGTGGTTACTGAAGAATTCCTACAGGCAGATAATTCAATCATGCAGGTTGATACCAATCTGTTTACCTCAGATGCCAACAGCGATCGAACACCTATATGGATCACTGAATCCAATCTTGGTAGATTCCGGGCCAACAACTACGTTACTATCTATCTAGATGTATATGATCCACCGTCATTGACTGGCACTATAACTTATTTCCTACTACCTACTAATGCAGATCTTTCGCCTAGTCAACTTCCCCCAGGCATGGCGCTAGACAGTATCACTGGTGAAATAGCGGGACGTGTGCCTTACCAGGCCAGAGTTTCACGTACCTATATGTTCACTATGCGGGCTGCAAATTTCCCCAGCAGTTTGGCATATGCCAACTATACTCTCAAAGGCATATGGAATAACAGCACTAACTATCTAGCCTATGATGCTGTGCTATATCTAGGACTGATCTACATCTGTACCATAGCACATCGCAATCGACTGCCTACAGATTTAGAATTCTGGATCGCGGGAGTTTCAACCGCTGATAAACAGTTCACAGTGCAAATAGTAGGCGAAATTGACAGCGCGGTGGAGTGGATCACAGACAGCGATCTCGGCACTATCAAACCTAATCAACCCAGTCAGAAATATGTTCAAGCAGAAACACTGTTGTATGGTGGTAGGATAGGTTATGAATTTGTATCAGGCACACTGCCGCCGGGACTGACTTTTGTGCCCACAGGAGATATCCAAGGCAAGGTCAAACAATTCGCAGACGATGCGGGCCCGGGGCTCACTAGATTCTACGAAGTCTCGGACAGTCTAGCGCCTGCAGAGGACAGTTCCAGTCTAAGCAGAGATTTTACTGCCACGTTTGATGGCGGTATTACTAAATTCGATAAAAAATTCACATTTACTATACGAGCTAGAGACAGTGTAAATTTCGCTACCCTTAATCGAACATTCAATATCACTGTGACAGCAGAAAATTCCAACACATTCGCTAATCTGTATGTCAAGGCATTCCAAACAAAATCCAAAAGATTGGCTTGGTATAATTTTATCACAGACGCTACTATTTTTCAACCCAGTGATCTGTATAGATATGGCGATCCGAACTTTGGTGTGCAGACCGCATTACAGGTCTTGGTCTATGCGGGCATAGAAAGCGTAGAAGCTGTACGCTATGTGCAGAGCATGAGTAGAAATCATTATCGCAAGAGATTACAGTTTGGCGATTTAGGAATAGCCAAAGCCAAAAACTCTCAGACCCAGGAAACCATATACGAAGTCATATATGTCAACATCGTTGATCCTTTGGAAAAAAATGGCAGCAGTATCAGTGGCACGGTAAATCTACCCAACAATATTAACAGTCCAGTGCTGATCAGCTACGACAGCATAAAAATCGACAGTGATATCCCATTAGTCAGCGACAGTGACCATCAAAGAATATTTCCAAACAGTATTAAAAACATGCGGAGGCGTATGGCTGAAACTGGTCTAAATGATCGCGAATTCCTGCCTCTATGGATGCGCAGTATACAGGATCAAGAATCATACGAAACTGGCTATGTCAAAGCTCTGCCCTTATGCTATTGCAATCCCGGCACAGCAGTTAATGTTTTAGCTAGAATTCGTGCCAGCGAGTTTGATTTTAAAACCATCGATTTCGTAGCAGATCGCTACGTCATAGATATCATAGACGGTGAAATAGAGGATAAATACCTTGCATTCCCGCAACGTGGAGAAAAATTACCTTGACAAGCCTTATTAATTTCGCAGCAATAAATGAAAACTTTCCTGTAGCTGGACAGGACAACGACACACAGGTGTTCAGAGATAACTTTGATACTATCAAAACCAACTTCTCTGCTGCCAAAACTGAAATAGAAGATCTGCAGGACAATGTGGCCAGAACAGATGTTGAAAGTGATTTCAATTATAACATAGCTACTTCTATAACCCTACAAGACGCATACTTCCGAAAGAAAGATTACGGTGCTGCTATAGTGGTAGGCACCCAGGATGTCAGTTTCAAGCAGGCTATGTATCATATCATAAAGTTTGGAACTAATTGTGCTATCCAGTTTACAGAGTTTCCTGTGGCTGCGGTAGATGTTACAGGTCTAGGGCAAGTGGGCAAGGCCACTCTAGAGCTCTACGGTGACGGTACTGCAAGAACCATTACATTCACAGTCACAGGTAGTACTGTGTTGAAAAAATCCGCAGGATTTCCTGGCAGTCTCACTGTAACTTCTGCTACCAACCCTGTGATCATAGAAGTTTGGCAACACAGCACTGACATGATATTTTTAAATTATCTAGGCGCATACAGCTAATGTTTCATCCCCTAGAAAGCGATTTGAGCACAATGAAAGATCAGGATGTGGAAAACAAACTGATCGAATTGAACAAAAAATACCACGCAGCAGCCCGTTTGGGCAGTAGAGATCTCTTGACACAGCTATCAACTTTCATTACAATATATAGACAGGAACTTGCTAAAAGGCATGCAGACAAAATGAAAAGCACAGATAGTGATCTAGGTCAATTGATCAATGTCGATTAATAACTCCACTGAACAACTGATACAAGGTGTTCTCAGACACGGTCCGGATATACTGGAACATTGTCAAACTTCTGATGATTTAAGTCAATACATAGATCAACTGCAAAAAGAACATCTGCATTATCCTGTTCCCCCAAAAGATATCGATCCAACACATTGGTTTATTCCAAACGATTACTGCCCTAATTTGGTAGAATTTCTTTACGGCGAATGCACCACTGACGAACAAAGAGATAGAGTATCGCAAGAACTAGAACTGTTTATATCAAACGGTATGTATGATGTATTATATGTTATGAAATATATAGTAGATACTCTTAGAGCCAACAACATAATTTGGGGAGTAGGTCGAGGCAGTTCAGTGGCCAGTTATGTGCTTCATATCATAGGGGTGCACAAGATAGACCCGATTAAATACGACATACCAATAGAAGAATTCTTTAAGGAGAAACAAAATGGGTAGAACATATACCAGCGTGAGAGGCAAAGAAATTGACATGGAGAAATTATCTCTACGTAATGAAAAAACACCAGCTGTGGGCAATATGCGAGTAAATGCTCGTGGCGATGAGTTAGGTGAAGGTGGTAAAATCATAAGAACCAGAGAACAGGTACTTCAGGATTTCTATGCACAGAATCCAGGCGCCATGCGTGAAGAAGTAGCTGTACGTGGTAATAAAAAGTAATCTATGACTACATCATTCGAAGCACGAAAAATGCAGGTCCGCCCTTTGACGCAAGACATCCTTGTGCATGGCATGGATATGGGAGAGCAGACAACTGCTGCAGGTATAGTAATCCACAGCGACGATGGTAAGGCTCATGGAGTAAAACCACGTTGGGCACAGGTTTATAAAGTAGGTGCTAGCTGTGAACTAGATGTTGAACCTGGTCAATGGATACTGATTGAACACGGTCGCTGGACCCGCAAGATCAAAATCGACGACGGTGAAAGCGTCAAAGAAGTCCAGAAAGTCGAAGTTTCTGCTGTAATAGCTGTCGCAGATCAAAAGCCCAACGACTTCTATATAGGTCAAGAATTCTCTAATGGATCTAGTACGAACATAAGTCCGCAAGATTTCCTACCTGGGAACATGTCGAAGTTTAACTAATGGGATTCCGAAAAAGTTGGGATGTATCTGATATCTCAAATCAACTTAATGCCTTGGCCAGAGAATGCCAGAGTCCATACAACGATGGATTCACTGCCTTCTATGCCAAACAGGATCTATATCAGGTCAAGGCACTGGTAGACGCTGCACTAGCAGATTCTCCAGACTTCGGGGATTTGGAGAAGGACTGGTTGCAAGAACAGGAAAAAAAGCGTATCATTAAGATATTAAAGTCTTAAGGGGTCGCGATGAAAGAACTATGGGTTGAAAAATACCGTCCGAAAAAAATCAGTGAATATGTTTGGCGTGATGATAATCAGCGCAAACAGGTTGAAGCATGGATCCGAGAAAAAAGCATCCCTCATCTACTGCTGAGCGGTACACCAGGCATAGGTAAAACCACTATGGCCAAACTGCTGATCAGTGAGATCGGTATCGAGGACTATGATGTTCTAGAGATTAATGCCAGCCGGGAACGTGGCCTAGATCTCATGAAAGAAAAGATCACTAACTTTGTCAGCATGATTCCATTCGGTCCTTTCAAAGTGGTGCTACTGGATGAAGCAGATCGACTGACCCCATTTGCGCAGGATGCTCTCAAAGGTGTCATGGAAGAATACTCCAACTTCAGCAGATTCATATTGACCTGTAATACGCCTAACATGATCGTGCCCGCGATCCATAGTCGTTGCCAGCAGTTTCACTTTACCAAACTGGATCAAACTGAGTACACAGCTAGAGCTGCCACTGTGTTGGTGGAAGAAGGCATAGATTTTGATCTCGACACCTTAGACAACTATGTCAAGGTGGCCTATCCCGATCTGCGCAAATGTCTTAATCTGCTGCAACAACACGCCACACAGGGCAAACTGACCATGCCCAGCGACAGCGACACGGGCACCTTGGAATGGAAGTTTGACATGGTGGAACTGTTCAAGGCCGGTAAGATCAACGAAGCTCGCAAGATGCTGTGTGGCAAGATACAGGCCGATGAAATGATCGAAGTATATCGTTGGCTATATACGAATCTTGAGATCTTTGGCTCTGAGGAAAATCAACACAAAGCTGTGCTGCTGATCAAACAGGGACTGATAGATCATGTGGTCTGTGCAGACAGCGAAATCAATCTGTCTGCTACCTTGATTAGACTTGCCAAATTAAATGTCGGATGAAAAATCAAACTTGGCCAAAGGCCGAGACAGTTTTGATGCTAAGATAGATAACAGTCTAGTTGCGTTTTTTAATAAGAACGTTACTCCTTATCCCACAGAGGTAGGGTCTCCTGCTTTTGATCTGATTCCCATCGAGAAGCAGAAAGACGTGATGGTCAATGTGGCCCGCATGCACGGTCAACAGGAATACAATCGTATCATGCAGTTGGTGACTGTGTTACAGACGCAGGCTGCAAGTATCAAGCGTAGATTAGAAATCACTGATTGGGTTCATGCCGCCAAGTATCAATTCCAGACCTATCATGGCCAGATATATTGGTTGGCACATGATACTCGTCATGGGGGAACAATATTAGTTCATCAGGGCCCCGATGAGTGGTGCACTGGTGCTCCTCAACACTATGACTATATCTGCCGTGTAAAATGGCTGGGAGACTATACCTGGCTGGAAGTTGACTCTGAAGGCAATGCTGTAAACGACTAAGGGGTCCTTAGACCCCTTGTATCTCCTTATATAAGTTTAAGTATCGCCGTAAATAGACAATATCTCTTTGACTGCTTCATGTCGCTCTACATCTTCTATATCAAACTCTACAAGATCTACATATCGATGACCTTGGAAGTTGTTGTAGAGATGTAAAAACTCCAACAGCCCGTTGGTGCTGGGACGATCTGCCTGTTGTAGATCTCCTGTTACCACCATCTTAGATCCTTGCCCCAGCCTCGTTAGCAGCATCTTCATCTGGCTAGGTGTGGCATTCTGCATTTCGTCTGCGACAATCACTGCGTTTTTGAAAGTTCTTCCACGCATGTAGGCCAAAGGACTGGTTTCTATCACCCCCTCTTTCACAAAGTTTTCTATCTCTCTGGCGTTGAAATTTTCCGTGAACACATCAAAAATAGGCTTGGTCCAAGGTTCCATTTTTTCATTTAGATCCCCGGGCAAGAAACCGTGTTGCTCATCAACACTCACAGCAGGCCGCGTTATGATGATCTTATCAGCTGATCCGTATTTTAATTGATCCACTGCCCACTGAACACCCAGCATGGTTTTACCCGTACCGGCTGGACCGATAGCGAATATAATCATTTTGTTGGGATCGTTTAGTTTGAGTAGGTAAGTTTCTTGGCTAAGATTCTTGGGATATATTTGAACTCGTTTGCGTTTCTCGTTCAATCTCTGATCAATATTTATAACGTTGTTGGGAAAACGTGAATCATACTGCGGTTTTTGCTGTACTTGCGCTCTTTTTCGCTTCATATAAGGTTAGCCCTCCTGTAAATGTTAGGCACGGACCTCTAACCGTAGTGTCCGTAGCCGAACACAAGTGTATTTAACCAATGGTGGGAAAAGTAAAGTGTTATGTTTGATTTTTGGCGATAAATACAAAGGGAGATACTATGGCAGATATTAAAGACGTTATAGCTAACATAGAACAGGTTTACGGTTCTAATAACAGCTTGAATTTACTCAAAGACTTCGAACGTGTGATCGATGAACTAGATGTCTATGTCTACGACAACTGGCTGGACGGAGAACTGGTATCTGGTCCTAAAGAATCCAGATATTTCGTGGAATGTACATTTATGTGGCCCGAAAAAGACCTGCCGGAGCCTGCAGGCGGAAAAAGACTGTTAGAATACGGCTGCAAGGTACAGATAGCTGAAACCGCGATATCAAAAGTACGTAAGATCAAGACCCCCGATGACATCCGCCCTGGCACACGCAAAGGCAAGATCGATCAAGAACCCGTTTGGATGATTAAAATAACCATGCCTAAGAAACTGATGAACGATATCAATCGAGGCTACACAGAACTAGACAAGAACAAGATAGAGGACATAGTCAGTGCATCAGGAGTTAATGCACAGATTGATCCTGCAGAACAACAAGCACAGGAAATGGCAAATGCACAACCAGCACCAGCAGCTTAACGAAGGTCTCAGAGCCTACGATCTCAAAGAGATGGTCCATCCAACCTTCGAGGTAGATTCTTTTAGATCCAAGATGGGCGAGGATCAAGACGTATGTGTGATCAGTTTCAAGGTCAACGATCGTTCACCGGCCAAGGATCTAATGGAATTTATCGAAAAGGGATATGCTTTTGTGTTAGACGCAGATGTCAGCAGCGGAGAAGACAACCGTGGAGAATACTCTGTGTTTGTTGAAATAGCTCGCACAGCTAAATTGTCTGAGCAGATCAAAGAACTCGCCTACGGTGTAAAAAAGCTCACAGGCCTAGATGATCTAAAATTTAAATATTATAAAGAAAGCCAAGTACACGAAGCCACTGAAGAAAATCTCAAGAAAAAGATTCCTGACAATTCTTCTGCATATCAAGGACTGATGGATCGCATGCGCACAGAAAGTGTGCGTGGCTTTTTCACAAAAACTCTCATGGATGATCTCACGCTGGACGGTGACATCATAACCATACACAAACCCTTTGACAGAACAGTAAAACTACAGATCATCAAAGACGGTGCCACAGAATCCATATTAGAAGGCATAGAAGATGGCTATACTGTGGACGAGGCAGCTAGCAGTGAAATGTTTTGGCTTACTAAAGTATTAGGGGACTACCACATAAATAAAATCGGTGAAAACTTTGTTTTCAATAACGGCGCAAGGTCTATGCTACTTAAAAGGACATAACAATGAGCTTTACATTTAATTTTACCAAAGAACAATTAAAGGAAATGATTCCACGGAATCCTTATGTATCACAATGGTATGAGGCTATTTCAAGCATACTTCCAGAATATGAAATCAATACACCACAGCGTGTGGCTGCCTTTCTGGCACAGTGCGCTCATGAAAGCGGTGGATTTGTTTTTCTCAAAGAGAACCTCAATTACAAGGCCGCCAGTCTGCGCAAGGTATTTCCTAAATACTTTCCTGATGATGCTACCGCAGCTGCTTATGCAAACAAACCAGAACGCATAGCCAACAGAGTCTATGCCAATAGAATGGGCAATGGAGATGAAGCATCAGGCGATGGATGGCGCTACTGTGGTCGAGGATTGATACAGCTCACAGGTAAAGACAACTATACATTTTTCGCAGCCAGTCTAGATATTCCAGTAGAAGAAGCTTCAGAGTATCTACAGACATTTGAGGGTGCTGTGCAGAGTGCTTGTTTCTTTTGGGAACAGAACAATCTCAACAAGTGGGCCGATGCAGGTGATATACTGACGCTGACCAAACGCATCAACGGTGGTACTATCGGTCTCGAAGATCGCATCAAACACTACGAACACGCACTGCATATCTTTGGAGACTGATAAATGAGTCAGTTGGGGTGGATGCTGGGATTGATTCCAGATAGTTTTTTTGTTTGGGTAACTTATGCACTGATGATACTAGGGGCAGGACTTTACGTGGCCAGCAAATTGGTAGCGTGGATTCCTTTGATGTCGCAGTACAAGCTACCGTCAGAATTAATCGGTGTAGGCGTGTTGATGATAGGGGTATATATGTTCGGCAGCTATGGTACGGAAATACTGTGGCGCGAACGTGTTAGAGAATTAGAAGCAAAAGTAAAGATCGCAGAAGAAAAAAGTCAGAAAGTCAATACAGTTATTCAAGAGAAAATTGTATACAAAACAAAGGTAATTAAACAAAAAGAAATAGAATACATTGACAGAATCAAAGAAGTGGAAAAAATAATTGACGCTAAATGTGAGATAGATCCCGCAGCCGTCGACATACTCAATAAAGCAGCATCTGATCCTAGTAAGGAAGAAGTCAAATGAAATATCTACTGCTGTTTGTGCTGCTGTTGGCCGGCTGCTCAACCACTGTGCCAGTGACTATTAAATTTCCAAGCGTACCAGCGGAACTTAATATACCCTGTCCTGAACTGGAGAAAACGCCTGCAGAAACAAAACAACTTAGTCGAACTCTTGAAATTGTGGTCCGAAATTACGGTAAATATCATGAATGCAAGACTAAAACAGATGCATGGCAGGAATGGTACCGAGATCAGAAGAAAATCTTCGAATCAGTTAAATAATACATCAAGGAGCGAACTATGTTAGATATACTATTATGGATAGCAGTTGGAGCATTTATAGGTTGGAATTTTCCACAGCCGTTTTGGGCTAAGGCTGTACAAGAAAAGATCCAGGCTATGTTGGCCAAAAAGCAATAATTACAGTAGGAGCGAATAACATGGCAACCCAAGAAGAATATGAAAAAATGAGTGCGGCTGAAAAGAAGAAAGAAGATTGGATGAATTCAAAATGGCGTCCGATGATGGGCTGGATGTATATGGGCATATGCCTATTTGACATGGTGATATTTCCAATTCTTTGGAGCCTACTACAAACTATTACAAGTACACCTATTACACAATGGAATCCATTGACACTGCAAGGTGCTGGACTATTTCATATAGCCATGGGAGCAGTACTAGGCATCGCGGCATTTGGACGCACACAAGAAAAACTTAATGGAGCAAACAATGGAGGACTCAACACTACCCCAAGTCCAGCAGTTAACCCTGTTCCAGCAACACCAGTTGCAACAGGCTTTGCTAGCAGTGCAACAGCTGGAACAGGACCGTTTAACTCCCCGTCAGCAGGCTTTGGCGGAAGCAGCTTTGGAAGCGCACCTAAGCCAAACACAGCGTTAAGCAGCACAGGCAAACCCATGCCCATGCAACCTGATCAACCAGAACTATAAGGAACACATATGAAAAATATTATTCTAGCACTAGGTCTCGCACTTACCATGGCCATGCCTGTATATAGTGCTGAAGATAAAAAACCAGAAACTAAAAAAGTCTGTGTGAATCAACAGGGCAAAGATGGCAAGCCTGTAATGGATCCAAAGACTAACAAACCGAAACAGAACTGCAAAGAAGTCAAAGTGCATAAAAAGCACGAAGGCACCGAAGTACCAGTAAAAAAATAATCTCCGCTCAGTAAATCTGTAGTAAATACTTAGGACTACTTGACGTAGTCCTATTTTTATTGTATACTGTAAACATGGATTATTACTCTACCCTAGGATTAAAAAGAGGCGCCACAGACGCCGAAATCAAAAAAGCCTATCGAGCAATGGCTATGAAACATCATCCCGATCGAGGTGGTGATCAGGCCAAATTCAAAGAAATCTCCACGGCCTATGAAGCACTGAACGACCCAGACAAACGCAGAATGATTGATGCGGGCATGGATCCCAATCAACAGGGCTTCTATCATCAAGGTCAACA